GCAGTTAAACCACAGCTTTGAGCCAGTCACAGAGCAGCGGGCCACCGCTTGCTCCACAAAGGACCGGGGCATCAAGGCCACCTCATCCAGCAGGATGCCCGCCAGAGTGATGCCCTGGATGAGGGCGGCGCTGCTCTCATCCTTGCCACCGAACAGGTAAAAAGTGTTTGTCCGCCCGGCGGCGGTCACCACGATCTTATTTTCACTGCGGTGCTCTTTGAACGAAAACACCCCAGCCAGCCAGTTGGACAGGTTGGAGGTCACATTTCTCCGCAAGCTCTCAATGGTCTTGCCACAGATGGCAAAGTTTTGGCCCTCAAAACTCCGCATAGCCCACATCACAAAGCCCACCGTCATGGCCACTGTCTTGCCTGAGCGGATAGAGCCGTCACAGATGATGCCGTCATAGCCCTCAAAGCCGGGCCTATTCCACCAGGTCATCGCCAGGTTCTGCCGGGGGCTCAATTTCTGATATTTCACTTGTATCAAGCTCCTCCTTTGTGCTCTGGTCGATGACATCAAAGATGTTGTTTTCCTCCGCTGCCGGTCCGCCGTTGTTGCTGTCAAACACGCCCAGGTGCTTGCCCAGCAGCTCCAGGGCTCTCACCTTGTCGTGCAGCTTGATCTCCACGCCCATCTGGTTGTATTTGATGCCCGCAATGGCTGGCAGCTTTTCCTTTGGCACCTTATGGGTGGGCTTGACATTCAAAAGCCCTGTTTCAGTGACTGTCACAAAGTCTGTCCCGTTGGCAAAAGCAATGGCAGCAAGCTCCTCAATGACACGCTCCTGTGTGATTTCCAGCTTGTTTTGGAGTTTCACCTGCTGTCTCTGGAGTTCCGCCGAAACTTGAGTTTTATTGAGCAGTTCCACCGCTATCCGGGAGGCGCTTTTCTCGCTGTAACCGGCACGGATGGCAGCCTGTGTGGCATTGAGGTCCACAAGGTACTCCTGCACAAAGCGCTTTTGCTTTTCAGTTAGTTTTGCCACGGCTCACCACCCCATCAAAAAGTAACGCCGCCCAGAATGGAACGGCGTGTAAAAGCATAATAAGAAACAGCGGCAAGGGTCTGGAGGTTTCAGTTTCCGTCACCTTGCCGCTGTTTAACCAAGGAGGTGTTGGCTCATCCTCTGAGGCATACACCCACGGTACAAGTATATCACAGGTCGTTGCAACATTTGCAACAAGTTATTCAGTCGAGTGCTGTTTCAAGTATCTGTAACAAAGCATCCGCACGCTCCCGCCGTTGTTCCCACCGCCGACACAAGCGGCCACCTGCTCCCACGGCAGTCCGCTGATAAAGCGATAGGTGAAAATCTGCCGGGTCAGGCTGTCATCAATGCCGCTTATGTACCGCTCCAGACGGCTCCGCTCATAGAGGCATTGCTGGTGCTTTGCCTCAATGAGGCCCTTGAGATCAGCGATCTCCGCCGCATACTGGCCCACCTTGTCAGTCACTCCCGGTGCGTGGGGCATCCCGGTGAGGACCTGGGCACCCGGCAGCGCTTTGACCTCCAGCTCCCGGAGCCGCCGCTGGTCCATCTCAATTTCCCGGTTGAGGTAATAAAGCTGGGATAGTTCTTTCAGGGTCATTGGCCAGCCACCTCACCTCTCCACACAGGTTTGCAGTTGCCCTCACCCATGAGGCACTTGACGGTGCACACCTTGCAGGGGTCCCCGCCAGACATGACAAAGTGCAGGTCACCCACAGCCCTTGCCAGCTTTTGCTCTGCCGCTCTGGCACGCTCCTGGGCCTCCTCACAGGCTTTTGTGGCCTGGGTGGTATCTCCGCCCCGCCTCTGCTCAAGCTCCACAATATGGGCCGCCAGGGCCTCAATACGCTGCTGGTCTGTCTCATGCTGGATGGTCAGCGTGGCACACTCCCGGATGACTGCATCCACAAAGACGGTATCCGTTTTCAATCTTTCCTCATTGGTCATGACTTGCTCTCCTCCTTGATTTTCTTAATTCTTGCCTTGAGTGCGGACATGACCGCCTCATGGGTGTCTGCCCGGTCCCGGATGGTGGTCATGACATCCTCATCCTCACAGTCCTGCACCACCAGGTAATGGATGAAAACTTTATCGTAGGGGGACCCCTGCCGCCACAAGCGGCAATTCCCCTGGTCATTCAGCTCAAAGGACCAGTTGAGGCCGTACCAGATCACATGACGGCCACCGGCCTGGAGGTTGAGGCCATAGGCACAGCTTGCCGGGTGTACCAGCAGCACATCCACCTGGCCGCTGTTCCAGGCATCCTCATCCTCCACGCCCTTATAGACCCGGACCCGCAGCTTGTCCGTGCGGCCTTTGTTGTACTTCTCCAGGCGCTCCAGGATGCGGTCACGGTCATGCTGGTAGCCGTAGAATGTCAGGCAAGGCTCACCGTCCAGACGCTCCAGCAGCTCCATGTAGGCATCCAGCTTGCAGTCATGGACCGGCACCACCTGGCCCTGGGTGCCGTAGACAGCGCCGTTGCAGTATTGCAGCAGCTTGCCCACCAGCACACCGGCGGTGTTCGCCGTGATGACATCCTCATCCACCTCCAGCAGCAGGTCACGCTCAAACTGCTTATAGTCCCTGGCCGCTTTGGCATCCAGCATGACGGGGATCTCATGCTCAATGCACTGGGGCAGTTGCAGGTAGTCCTCCGCTTTCATGGAAATGCAGATGTCAGAGATGGCAGCCAGCACGGCGCTCTCCGCTCCGTCTTTGGCCTTGTAACTGAAAATCTGGGTCCGGCTCCGCTGGTCCGGGTCGAAGTATCGCTCCCGGTAGGCGCTCAGGGTAGGCCCCAGACGCACGCCACCATCCAGGAGGTACACCTGGGCCCACAGGTCAATGAGGCCCTTGGAGGACGGCGTGCCGGTCAGCAGCACCATCTTTTTGACAAACCGGCGGATGCGTTTCATGGCCTTAAAGCGCTTGCTTTGGGAGTTCTTAAAGCTGGTGCTTTCATCCAGCACCACCATGTCAAAGGGCCACGCCTGTTTGTAGTAGTCCACCAGCCACTCCACATTTTCCCGGTTGATGATATAGACATCCGCCGGGGTGTTGAGGGCCTTGATGCGCTTGGCGGCGCTGCCCAGCACCGTGGAGATGCGGAGGTGTTGCAGGTGCTCCCACTTGGCCGCCTCCTTGCTCCAGGTGGCCTCCGCCACTTTCTTGGGGGCCACCACCAGGACCTTGGCCACCTGCCAGCGGTAATACTTGAGAATATTGACCGCCGTGAGGGTGATGACCGTCTTGCCCAGGCCGGGCCGGAGAAACAGCCCTATGGCCGGGTCCTCCACCACCCGCTGGATGCAATAGGTCTGGTACTCATGAGGTGTGTACTGCATCCCCGAAAACCTCCCGGATGAAGTCTTTCACAGCGTCCATCCCATACAGGACACGGACATCCGCCCCCCGTTTCTGCAATTCGCTCCTTTGCCAGGCCTGTATCTTGGCCAGCCGCCCCACATCCGTTTTCAGCTCCACAAAGATGGTCTTGCCGGTGGGTAGCTGGATGATGCGGTCAGGCACCCCAATATTTCCAGGTGATACCCACTTGAAACAGAGGCCGCCGTGCTCCTGCACTTGGCGGGTCAGGTATCGCTCAATATAGCTTTCTTTCATGCTTTCATAGCCTCCTATCTGCTTGGTAAATATGACTGGAACATCCGACAACAAGGGAACATTTTCCCCGTATAACCTGTAAATAGAGGATTTAGAGGGTTTATATATCCTCTATTCTCTCTAAATTCTCTATTTTACTATTTAATAAAAAATAAATGTTCCAATGTTCCACTTGCCAAAAAAGTCCAGTGATTTCAAGGGTTTTCCCCGGAACATCTGCCGGAACATTGCCGGAACATTGGAACATCAGCAATTTTCACAAATGTTCCACTGTTCCGGGCAATGTTCCGGGGCCTTTTTGGGGCTCAGGCCCTGCATTTAAGAAAGCCCCGCTGCTTGCCACAGTAGCCAAAGCGTGCAGAGTTCGGTGTCTTTGCCCACTCTCCGCTTGCCTCAATGATGCTGTTGATCTCTGCGGTGTCGGAGTATCGCACATCTTTCTGTCTGCCGTCAAAGGCCTCACACCACACCTCCAGGGCACACACCCGGTCACGGTCCACCAGCTTGATGTCACCTTGCACACCGCCGCCCCAAAAGATTTTGCGCCGGTCCAGGGGCCAGCTCTGCCAGTCCTCCGGCACCTGCCGGTTGAGAAAATCCAGGACAATGCCCTCACGGGTGCTGACTTCCCGGTGCTCCTCCTGCTTGGCCTTGGCGGCCTCCTCCAGGTCACCCTTGAGGAAAAGGGGCTCACCCAGTTGCCAGCGGACCACGGCCTCAGCCCAGAGCTGGTCAACTTCTCCGGGCAAGTCTGCCCATACGCTTTTTTTAGTGGGCTCCACGCCGGTGTCAACGGGCCAAAAGCGGCGGTTGCCGGTCTTGTCCTGGAGATAGTCCGTGGTGTTCGTGGTCCCGAAGAATACACAGCACCGGGGCAGTTCCTTGACATGGCGGCCATAGGCGGCTCTAAAGCGGTCCGTGCGTAGGGAAAGAAACTGCTTGATGCGGGCCACATCGGTGCGGCGGAAAGCGTCAAGCTCACTGATCTCCACCAGCCACACCCCTTGCAGCA